AGATGCTGAGTGCTTGGGCGGTATGACGCTAAAGATGGTGAGTGGCTTCATCCACGGAGCCCCTAGTAGTTTGTGTGCAGAATACGATTGCCGTAGTAGAGAATCTTCTTTCCCACGGCACGGCCGAACTTCACCAGCTTCTCGAAGTTGTCACCCCCCGGAACTTGTGGGCTGCTCTTCGCTCCGGTCGTGAAGTCCTGGACCGGCTGCGATTTCCCCAGGTCCTGAAGGTAGTTCGACGTTCCCGAGACTGGCCGCTTCGGCACCGTTGGTCTCGTCGTGTACGCCATTGGTTTCTCCCTTCACGAGCAGATGACCGAAGTCGCGCTCGAACTGTGCCTGCCTCGACGCTGCACTTCTGCGATCGTAGACGCAGTAGGCTTTGTTGTTCCCACGGTCCATCCAGGAATAGAAGTTCCTTTTCTCCTTCATGAACTCCGGGTCCAACAGTCTCAGCACGTGCTCCAATGGTGCCTGAATGCTCGCGACATGCCGGAATGCGGCACCCTTGTAGAGAGTCCCGTCGTCGTTGGCCCGCATTTCCTTCAGGGCGTCGAACTTCACCGCCTGATAGGGATCGTGCTTGACCAATGAGTCCGGATCAGAGACCGCATCCATTGTCTCCGGACTCACGAAGTAGTTGAACATCTAGAGCGCCGAGTCGTCCGGTGTCCCGCCCGAAGGAACCGGGGGATTGTAGAACTCATCCGTTCCCGGCGATGTCGCTCGGTTACCTGAAGGCTGACCGCCGAAGTTCACATCTGGACCCTTCCCCGAGTTATTCGCCGTGTCCTGTGGAACCTGGTTGTCGTAAGGACGACTTACATCGGGGAGGTAGTCATGTGCACAACCACTCGTCCCGCCCTTCATGATCACTGGCATTTCAACCTCCCGGACCGCCCATTCCTGCGAATGGGTCTGAGTTCCTGGTTGCACGTGAAACGCTGTCCCTCTGTCCCGGCTCGCTCCAATCCGTTTCATCCTTCCCGACTGATGGAATCGGAGGAGGACCGAACGTGTCCGGCCAACCAATCGGTTTCCCGCCCGGAATCTGTCCGGTGCCGGCTTGGTTGGTGTAAATCTCCGGCGACTTATCGAAGTTGCTGATGTCCTCGCTGTAGGTGTCTGTCGCCCGATCGTAAATCTTGGTCGGGTCCCAGCCCTTGGCCTTGGACACGATGATCAGGGCTTTGCTCTGCGCGCCTTGTGCCATCTCTTCCTCCTCTCGGTTAAGGGGCCGGTACTCCCTCGAATCTTGGAACCCGGCCCCCTCCGAGCCTGCTCCCCGCAGGTACTACGCGTTCGTCACACCCGTCACCGCAGCCCAAGAGCTTGGGTGATCGAGCTGAAGCGTCAACTCCATTAGTACGATGCCACGCGTGTGGTCGCCCGACTTGCCCATCGGTTTGTGCTGAGGCGGACGGAAGAAGGCCGTCTTGGCCATGCTCCGGTCTCCGATGTAGTACGCACCGATTGACGAGTTGGTAGAGATCGGGATGAACCGATCCGTGATCACCGCGTACAACTGGTTGAACGGCGTCTCGAACACGTCGATGTTCGCCACCAGCTTCTGATCCGTCGCCGCGATGTTGCGGACGTTTCCAGAACCACTGGACACCGTCGCGTTGACGAACTGACGCTTGGACGCAGGAGCGAACCAGATCGAGTCGGGCTCTGCCCCAGCTTCGAACAACGACTGACTGAGCGTTACGATGTCCGCCGTCGTCACGCCACCCGACGCACTGGAACTCGTGATGATACCAAAGCCACGGAATCCCGCCATCAACGGCGCCGTGGTCGCCTCGGCACCAGTGGCCGAACCCGTGGCGCCCGTCGGCACCCAGTATTTGGCCTCCGCGTTTCGGGCGATGACCTTGAACTCCTTCATCACCTGATGCTCGTACATATCGCGGATGCCGGCCGGGTTTGCGTCCCGCTCGCGGTCTGACACGAATACGTGACGGCTGAAAATCTGGGTGCCGTTCACGAGTCTCTGCGGAGACGTCAGGGTATCGCCCGAGAAGTCGATACCTTCGGCAACACCCGCCGTCGCCGTCGCAGCCAGGGTATCCAAGGTCCAGGAATGGACCACGTCCTTGGCTCTGATCTTCGGGGAACTGGAGAACATCGGCGTCTGGAACGAGTCCAGAATCGTCACGATATCAACCAGGTCCTCGTGATGTACACCGGTCGCGTTGGGCCAAAAACCAACGTCGAAGGTGCTGAGTAGACCGGCAGATACACATCCGGGAAGAGGCACGTCCTATGCCCTCCTTGGGTGGCTTATTGGTTAAGCCACTCGTCCTTGATCACTGTCCGGAGTCGGGCCTTGGCATACTGCCGTGCCGTTCCGGCATTGGGGTCGTCCCGATATTTCTCCCAGGCATTTCTCAGGTCGTCTGTTCCGTTCGGGTTTCTTCGACTCTCCCCAGATCGATTACTGGGAATCTGGGCTTCCGTCGAAGACTCGGCTCTGGGTCGTCCCTTGTGTTCCCGACGTTGTGCGTCGCCGAACTTGAGGAACGCATAGTCCATTGCTCCGACCGGATCGGCTTTGACCATCGTGTTGTAGCTCCGGGAAAGCTCGGGATCAGACTCGATGTACGCGTACACATCGGACTCGAACTTCACATAGTCCTGTCCGTAACGGCCGAGAATCTTGTTCCGGGCCTGGCTCTGCTGCTGCATCGGCTCGAAGAACTCGTCCCGGATGATGCGTCTGGCCTCTTCCCTGGCCGTCTCGACAACCGGGTTGTAGGGGACGCCCGCTTCCTCCAGTTGAGTCTGGTAGCCGTTTCTCTGCGGCACGTCCTGACGCGGGTTCACCATTGTCAGGGCTTGCAGTTGGGCCAAAGTCTGGGTTGCCGCTTGCTGTGCCTGTTCGGCGGCGGTCTTCCACTTCTTGGCCTCGGTTCCCGAAGCACGCAAAGCGTTCGCCATGTCCTGAACGGAGGCATAGCCCATCAGGTCCTGCTCTTCTTGCCCGTTCTCTTCGTTCTCAGCCATTTGGAGGTTCCTTCCTCACGCGTTCGGCGGAGTCTGGACGAGGTCTTCGACCCCGTTGCGCTGCTCCTGTTCCAGGGCGCGGCGCTGGTTCGCATCAAATACATTCACTTCGTTCTCGAACACCGATAGCAGGAACTCGCATTCCTGTATCCGTGCCCGAAGAGTGGCGTCCGTTACCTTTTCAAACTGGCCCGATCGTTCGGAGGGGTCCAGCGTCAAGGCTTCGAGCGCCGCTCGTGCTCGACTTGCAATGACCGGTTTCGCTACGGCATTCCATCCCTGCAACTGAAGCATCTGCCGCAACGCGCCGATCTGATCGCTATTTAGTCCCGCCATTATGCCCCAACTCCCACCGGTTGGTTATTGCCCATTGACCCTAGAAGGCTCGGCTCCATCGTCTGGAGCGGGTTCATGGTCTGCTGAGCTACTGCCTCTGGACTCTGCCCCGTCTGCTGAGCCATCTGGTTGATCTGGGGGACCATCTGCACTAGGAGCTCGTCCACGTTCTTGAAGTCAAACAACTCGAACGCCTGTCTCGCGAAGTTTGCCCAGTTAACCATCTGCATCATCACCGGGTTACTCGACATGATCTGGAGCAACTGAACTAGGTTCTGCTGTCGCACCGAACGGCCCATCATCTGGGAGGCTCCAACGGCCCTGGCCCTGTAGTCGGGTACGAGGTCGTCGTAGCCGATCTCCACCGGTTCCTGGGGCAAGGGTAGCCCAGTAATGGGATTGACCAGGGCCATTGAGCCGAGAATCTTGACCTGGTGGGGGAGCGTCAGGAACTGGCGGTCCAGTTGGCGGAACGTGTTGGCCAGGGGCTCCAGGAACTGCTCCTCCGCCAGTCTCGACTCCAAACTGAGCCGAGTGAGGACGTTCTCTTGTCGCCCAAGGAAGCCCCTGGCCGTTTCTCGTTCTCCTGCCTGCTGACCCATGATGATGTCGTTGATCCCCGCACCCAGCTGCATGAAGCTCCAAAGCTGGCTGATCTCTGGGTAGGCCGCCTGGAACCCCGCCATGTTCGGGATCAGAGGGCGGATGTTCGTGTCGTCCGCAGGACCATCCACCAGGATGATCCGCCCTGCTCTTGAGAACAGGTGCTGGGTGTTGATATTTGCCGTGCTGGAGGCGATGTAGGTCGGGTCAATGATCAGGTCCAGGGCATCGAGCTTCTGGTTATTCAGGCGATTGGCGGTGGCCTGGGGGCCAAAGGCGATTTCGGCCTTTCCCACTCCATCGAAGCTGTAGGGGTCCGGCATCGGGGCGTAGCTGACGAACGGCTTCATCTGGTTCGCTAGCGGGCCTTCCCGGTTCTTCAACACCACGCGGTTGTTTCCTACCGCTATACAGCGGTTCCGCATGCCGTCGGGGGCGAACTCCCTCGGGACAAGCCCGTGCATTTCCACGATCTCGACTGGCTTGGCGAACTGCTCGTTCTGTCTCGCTTGATAGTCGAACTCGTTCCGGAAGGTGACCCGGCGCTGAATCCAGTCTCCTTGCGCGGTCCCGGAAAGCGGGTACTGAGCAAGCTGGCGGATGGCCGCGGGGTCGAAGTAGGGGTCATCGCTGTTGGCGTCTTCGAGGAGGTCATCGTAGTCCGCCCAGTAACGGTGCTCCACCCACGCCATGTCGGGGATGTGGGTCTTGCCCGGCTGCTGCCAGAAGTCCTCTCTGGCGATGGGTTCCCAGGTCGGCCCGTCAAACAGGGTCGCGTCGTACTCCCGCATCACCGGGACACTGAATCCGGGGGCGACTTCTTCCATCCTCCGGACCCGGTTCATCCGCTTGATCGTCTTCCAGCCGAGTCTTGCAATCCCAGTCCCGCAGATGTCGGCTTGGAGGAAGAAGTCCACGGCCCTGGTCAGGGAGTCGGCGTCCTTCATCTGGGCGGAGATCAGGATTTCATTCCGCTTCGCCGAGGCCACGTCTTCTGGGGCGTAGCCCTCAAACGAGACGATCGGCCAGGAGCCGAAGCTGATCTGGACCTTCCGCGCCACGTCGCTCTGGATCATGGCGAAGGTGAAGGGAATCGCGATGTTGTTTCGGTACTGGGCTAGGCGGCCTTGCCAGACACCACGATACGAGTTGTACCAGGACTGGAGCCTTCCAAATAGCCCAGCGTTGTAGCGGAGTGAATGCTGCCTGCGGGCATCAACCAGCTCGATGATCCGGGAATCCGAGACCATCGGGCGGGGACTGCCGTACTCCTTGCCCTGTTGCATCAGCCCTTACGGTACTTCGCGTAGGTCTGTGCCAGATTCGCCTGTTTGCGAGTCTTGGGGTTCTTGGAGTGGGTGGCCGCTGCGATCCTCGCAGCACCGATCTTCTGGCCCTTCGGAACGCCGAGGGATTCGTGGAGGCCGCCCTCTTCGGTTTCCTGAGAGACGGCCTCCAGCGGCTTCCTGCCAGCCATCTTGGCTTTGGGGCTTACACGAGCCATTCCGTTGGCCCTCCTTTCCAGTGTTGAAATCTAGGCCTGCCCTACCCCCGCGTCAACGGCGATTGCTTCCCTGATCCTCTCGACCGCTTCTTTCCGCTCAAACGCCGTACAAAGCATTGCGTGTTGGGCGTCCGCTAGGATGTGCTCGTTGTTCAGACTGGGGGACGAGTCGTGCATCATTTCGAAGTCCCTGGGTCCGGCGTAGGCGATCTGGGTCATCTCCCCGATCAACTCTACGACTACGTCCCAGTAGAAACTGTGGCAGTTGGGGCAGCAAAACCAGCCTACTGCTTCAAGCCATTTGGAGGTCACCCAAGGGAAATCCATCCTCGGACGCCTGCGGTTCATCAGTGTTCCACGGGTTCCCAGGGGTAGAAAGTTGTCGTGGTGGGGAGACATTGCCCCGATCTGGCCTGGGAAGGCCTTGGAAGTCTCGATTACCCAGTTGTCCCAGCCGAGCGTGCCGAACGTCGAATCGTCCGTCGCCGCCCCATA